CAGATTGTTTTCTTATTAATGTTACTGTATTTTTACTCATTATTTTTCTCTCCTCAAATTTAAATTATTAAAACAAGGACTCCTAATTAAAGAAGTCCCATTATTTTATTAAAGAATTACAGAAGTGTCCTTTATGTAACCAATAGCTCTATTTAATAATAAAGTTATGTCTACCTTATAAGAAATCTTCACATAAGCTTCTTCATTTTCAATATGTTCTTGAATAGTATCTGAAAGTAAAGCCATATCCCCAAATTCTGTAACTTTTAATGGAGAAGCAGAACCACCTGCAATTAAAATTGCTTCATCTACTGGTAAGTCAACTTTAGAGTTCATGTTATCTGTATAAGGATTATCTATAGAAATAGCAAGTGTTTTTGAAATTTGTTCTAGAGTAGCATCTCTTAATAAGGATTCTCTCATAGCATCTGTTAAATATAAAGGAATAGTAGATGCACCTGTTACAGTAACGCTTGCTTGCTTATCAGCCAAAGAACCAATAAGAGCAGTGTCAGCTATCATAACTGGCTTAACATTTCTACCATATCTTAATAGAGAACTTTCAATCCCTTTAAATCCTGCAAAAGTAATACCTGCACCACTATATTTTTGTCTTGAAGGAATCTTAGCATTAGCAGAAGCTTCTCTTACGGCAACAAATATTTGTGATAAGATATATCTTGTTTTTTCTTCGCTAACTAAATTTACTGCATTTCTAAATTGGTTAATTGGATCAGAATACATTTCTGAAATAGAATATTTAATACCGAATTGGTGTTTTACAGGTGTTGCATATATTTTGCTTGCGAATGAAGGAACTTTAGTAAAATTAACTCCTGTGCCTGTTGCTGTTACAGCAGTAGTTACTTTAGTTATTTTATCTTCTACATTATATTGCATGATGTCATTAGCACCAACTTTTTTATAGTCAGAAACTATGTCTATATATTGTTGTCTGTTTGGTTGTTGTAATTTTTCTGCTGTATTTATTATTAATTGGTTTAAATCTCTATACGCTTGAATGTTATTTATAGTTCCATTTGCATTTATAGCTTTATGAGCTAATTCAATTACTACATTCTCGTCCTCGTTTACTCCTTCTGCATTTACTGATGTTTTGTTATTGTATACTCTTTTCCCTAGTTGTAGGAAATCTTTATTTAATTCCATTTTTATATCATCCTTTCTTTTTTTAATTTATTATTATTTATATTCAATTCTGATTGTTGTAGCTCCAGCATTGTATCCGAAGTCAGTATCTAACCCTACTACAGTTGCTATTTGTGTTTCAGTTGTTATAACATCTATTACTTGGTGTACTTTATTAGTAGCGTCCCAAATTACAGGTAAGTCTAAAGCTAAAGTAACTCCACCTTTAACTGTATATCCTGATAATTCTTGATTAATTCCTTTTTCTGCTCTAACTAATCTTACAGGTTCTCCAATTTTATTGTAGAATGACTTATAATCTGTCTCTCCCATATCAACTAATAATTGGTCTTCAACATGAGTTTGTAGAATAAAATATTCTCCAGTTCCATCAAATGGTTTGCATTGTCTATTTCCATCAGCATTTCTTCCTGCAAATTCAACTAATCCACCATTGTCCATATTTGAACCTGTTAGAATAGCACCATTTGCAACTGGTTTAGCCCAAATAGTATTGATTTCTGAAATATTATGATTTGGTATAACTGTCAATGCGTCTCTAAGTATTGTAGCCATATATATCACTCCTAGTTTCTTTATTTTGTTATTATTTTTAATTTATTATTTAATATTTATTAATATATATCATTTCAACTAATAAATATTTAATTTGTTTTATTAATATTTTAATCCATATTTTGATAAAACATTTTCATCAGCAGGTATTAAATCTTCATTATCTTCTAACTTAACTATTTGATTAATACTGATTTTAGGTACATTTGACATTATGTCATCTGCGTCTATCTCTTTTTCAACCGGTTTAATATTTTCAACAATTAAAGCATTTAAACTGTATTTAGCTTTATCTGCTTTCTTTTTATCAGAATTAACAGATTCTTTAACTAATTCTTGTGTTGCTTCTTCTTCAAATACTTCTAAAGCATTTACACTAGTGAATTTAATTTTATAAGATTCTGTTGCTTCATTTAATGATTTTTCAAATACTTCTTTATTGTATTGATCTACAATTGGTTGCATTTCTGTTATCATAGAATTCATAGCAACTAATTTATTTGTTAATTCATTAAATTTATCAGTATCTACTTTAGAATTATTTGATTTCTCAATCACTTTTTCATTTAAAGATACGATTTCACTATTCAATTCTTCAATTTTTGCATTAGCAGTATCTAAATCAGCTTTTGCGTTTTTAGAAGTTTCAAGTTCTTGTAATTCGTTTACTGAAACATAAGTATATTGACCTTCTACCTTTTCCTTATTCGCATAGTCTACAATTATAGAATCACCTTCTCCTAGTGTGTATGCAACTTTATAATTCACCCATTTATTATCTTCATAAGTTTCATATATAAAATATTTACTTTCACTAAATATTCCATAGTTGCTAATCCACATATTTTCGTACTCATTAGCTGTCATAATATCACCTAACGCATTTATTATTGCTGATCTTAAATCACCAACAGATAATTCATTTAGGGCTTTTAAAAATTTATTTTCCATCGTTTTTGTTTCCTCCTTTTGGTCATTATTTAATTTATTAGAATCTAACTCATTGTTAGACTTTAAACTGTTTACTGCTTTGTTCCATTGATCTTTTAATTCATTAAAACTTGTTAATGTTGCACAGTCATATGCTGGTAATACTTCAATCGCATTGCCCCTATCTTCACTATTTAAAGCCGTTAAGGCATTGAAAATTATAGGACTCTGAATATATTCAATTCCATTTTCTACTGTATAATTATAGTAGTAATATTCTACTGAAAAGTGGATTTTGATGCTATCTGATATCCATTGCTTCATTAAATTTATGACATCGCTATAATGGTCATCACACCAAAATATGCACTTACCTATAACAGCTTCTTTTTCTATTCCACTATCATCTGTATATGTTCCAATATAAACATCTTCAATAAATCCAATTCCCTCGGTTGCGGTGTAAATTACATCTTCTCCCAATCTATTAGTGGTTTCATATTGCTCATGTGTTCCAAGAGCATCTAAAGCCCCACCATTATCTTCTTTATTAATATATTTACAACATAACCTTTTTCCTATTAAAAACTTCATATTATCTAGTGCTACTTCTTTGGTAATCACTTGATTATTTCCACTTTTTTCAAAGTCAAATATTACTATATCGCTTTTTAAAATTGTTGGATCATTTGGGACTGTTTCTAATGAATTTAACGACATTTTAAATTGTCCTAACTTTTTATTTTGTTCTTCCAAATTATCACCACCTTTCAATGTTGAGTATATTAAATATTAAAATACGTATAATAAACAATTATATTAATTGAATATTTAATTATTTAAATCTAATAAGTCATTAAATCTATTAATTTCATACCAAGTTTTAATTTCTTCTTTTGATAATTTATTTAGTTTTTCAAACAATTCATTATCTTTATTAATTAGTAACCTATTACTACCTGCACTAATAGTAATTAAATCGTTTCTCTTTGCAACTAGTATGTTCATATTTATCACCTACTTCTATGTTGTACTAGGTTTTGGATTGTTGTTCCCACCAGTTTCTTTACTTGTAATTGTTGACTCATTAGTAGGGTTATCCACTGTGGTCCTTCCTATTTGATTTGAATCTGTATCAGTAGATGTGAATGATGTCAATTGTGGGATAATTTTTTCTCTTAATTTTAAATCATCTATTTCGTATATACTTTCATTTATAAATGATTCAAAGTCTCCACCAACTAATTCAATCATAGGTCTAATGCTAAATCCTTTATCTGATAATCCTTTATAAATATCTAATTTTTCTTTTTTGGTTAATGATTTTTGTTTATCATATTCAAAGTAATAATTAGAACCTTTATTTTGACCTAGTGTAATAACTATTAATTGATTATATATTTCTTCAATTTGTTCTAACATTGTAGCTATCTTACTATAAATTATATCAAGATTTAAGTTCGCACTTGAATAATTACCACCTGATCCATTTCCCAATACAGACGAGATACCAGTCCCCATAGTAATATCATTGTTAACACTATCATATTTATTAGGGTTTAATATCTCGTCTGCTCCTTTGAATTCAGGATATGAAAAATCGGCAAAGGACGGCATTGATATACAAGTTAATCCATTCTTCCCACTTGTATTTTTTTCTAATGCTTTCTTTATTTTTTCAAATACTTTCCTTTGTACAGTTTCCTTAACTTTAACGTCGTTATCATCTTTATCTCTCATTTTTACTACGGCTATTGCTCTTATAATTTTATCAGCCATAGAACGCTCTAAATCTTTCATCTTTTGTTTGTGTTGTAAATCAAAAATTGCTTGAGTACCGTGAGGCAATCCTAATCTTTGATTATGTGATAATACCCTAGTTCTAGCAACTAATGACCTATCTGGTGGCAATACAATTAATTGTAATATTTTTTTCTTTTCAGTATCTCTTTCATCTTTCCATTTGTTGTATAAGTTTTCTGTAACCAATGGTTTCAAGTTATCATATAAAGCTACTTTTTGTTCTGGGGTGAGTGTATCAATGTATGATAAATCAAATACTCCAACCATCTTTCCTTTATAGTTTCCATATGGATAAATATAATCTAAATCATCAAATACATTGAAGTAAGGTTCTTTTTTACTACCTAACCATGTGCCAACAACAGAACCATTATTAGCTAATTGAACAAGTAATTCTCTAGTTAATGTCTTATGTTTAACATTTCTTTCTAAAGCTATTTTTATAGCTAACATATCATTTTCATAGCTACCTAATCTTTTATAAGTTTTTATTTTATAATTAAGTTCAGGTAATGAAAATATTAAATCATATAGTTGAGATATATTCCCATCAATTATATAATAATATGTAAGTAAATTACTAATTTGTTGCATATAATCATCAGGATTACTAAACCATCTTTGCAATGTATCCATATCTATCGTTTTTATATTTTGCGTCATTTCCAACACAAATCCATCTACAAAACTATCTACAACATCATTATAAGAATTATATTGTTTTTCTAATTCATCTATTTTTAGTTGCATATCAGACACTTGCTTTTTTGTAAAAGTGTTTTTAGAACCGACAGGTCTGCCTGCTGATTTTTTATTATCTGTAGAGTTTATTTTTTTAGAAGTTGTCATTTTTGCTAATCACCTTCTTTCTTTGTTTATTTTGTTGTTTATTAAATAGATAATAAGGTTACCAAAATACCCATTGACGGTCTTCATCATCATCATCTTCATTAGTTATATTTTCTCTCCTTAATTGTTTTAAATACCAACCCATCATTGCTCCACAATAAGCCAAGTCATCATGCATAGTATTTTGTTTTTCAGGAGATAAAGCGTATTTATGTGAAGTTCTTTCAGCATTATCGAATCTATATATTTGCACCAATTGTTCTTTTAGTTTATCTATAGTTTTTAAAGCCAATTGTTCTTCGAAACATAAATTTGCTTGCTTATATTTTATCTCTTTTTGTTTTTTATCTGTTTTTGTTTTTTCGTCTTTATATATTATTTCTGTTTCTACAGGAATACTTATAAATCCTTTCATGTCATATGTTTCCGTAAACGAAACTAAATCTAAATTAATCATTTCCACCAAGGCATCAAACATTTCAGTCCTATATTTTTTAGGAGAAATTAATCGCATTTTATCTACAGCTTCAGGAAATTTATTTGTATATTCTTTAGATTCTATAGCATCTATCAAACCTTTTCTTTTCATTCCTTTTTTATCTGTCCACTCTTCCATAAAATAATCTGCAATATTAACTCCTGCTCCACCAGCTCCTGAATCTACCAATATTGCACCTATATTTTCATATTCTCCAAATCCTTGACCATTATAATCTACTAATAAATTTCTAATATACTCTATTTGTTCAGGTGTTCTCATTGGTATTTTTTTCTTCGTTCCTATATCTACTAATCTTACTGCATTTATTATTTTACAAGTCCATCCTAATTCCTTATCTTTCATAAATTCAGCAAACAATACAGCAGAGTCATCAAAACTTCTTGCAGGATCATAAAAAGCTGTGATATGTCGTTCAATATTTCCTTCGTTTACCAACATTGGTCTTCTGACTTCACTATTTTTTATTATTTGTCCTCTTTTAAATGGTTGTTGTTCTCCACCTTCTTTAGAAAACATATTATGGTATTCTCTAAGAGCTTGTTCTTTATTTTCTCTCATAGCATTATCTATTTTTTCTTGTGTTAGCAAAGATACTGGATATAATTTACCATTAAACATAGGATTTAAAACTAAATCACACTTAATATCAGCACAGAAATAATTTTTATTTCCTAATAGCATTTGTTTACTAAATTCTTTATATTTTTTAAAAAAATAAGTATCTATACTTGATGCCGAAGAAGCGTATATAAGTTGGTTTGGAAAACTTTGTGGTTCTAGTGATACGTCAATATCTCCTCCTAACTTAAAGTCTGCATTTTGTGTTGTAAATGGTTCAGTTGCACCAAAAGCTTTTTCTAACATAAATCCAGTTTCGTCATAAAAATTGCACATGCTTCTTTTCCCACGTGATCCATCATAGTTTGAGTTCAATGTATGTACTTTACTACCATTAAATACTTCGAAAGTAAATGACTCTGGTTTATGAGTGAACCCATCTTTGTTAGCATTTGAAGTAATTATTTCATTTTGAAAGAAATCTGTTAAACCCGTAAATGAAGATAATTGTCTCTTGGTTATTTTTTCTATTTTTAAGAAAGTTTCCTGAGCTTGACTACCATTTGTTGATATTATATAACTATAAAAGTTTGGGTATAATATGGATTTCGCCATCAAAAATGGAGCTGAAATCGTACTTTTCCCACTATTCCTACATTGGCATAACAATACAAATGGCGTAGTCCACATATTCATAAATATATATTTTTGTAAATCTAAAAATTGAATTCCCATGAAATCCTCAACGAATCGTTCGTGCAGGATTTTTTCTGCCCCACTGTATCATTTCTACATATTTCATATATCCTTCTAATTTTCTTTGTGATAAGTTTTGCTTTCCAATTCCCATCTTTTTGCCCACACCACCTTTTTATATCAATAAAGTTTGCATAAACGCAACAAAAGACGTGTTACCACGCCTTCAGTTATTGAAGCTTATTTATTATCAACTAGCATAATTATTTTTAAATTCTATTAACTGTTCATTTGTGTAATTTACAAAACCATAAGTTTTATGAAATAATAAATGTAATTCTTTGGTTAAAGGGATTCCAAAACCATATTTATAGTGTTTTTCATTTGATAAATCTATTATATTTCTAAGTTCACCATTACTATAATTAGATAAATCATTATTATAAGTAAGTCCTAATTCTTTTATAGTCTCATTCAATATGTCTTTAAAAGAGTATCCATGATGGATTATCAAATTTTCTGAATCTCCACTAATAAAACATTTATTATTATAATATTTTAAACTATCTTTGTTCCATTTTCTAATATGGTTTCTTACATATAATCTTAATACGTCTGTTCCACCTTTCCAACAAGGACTATTAGAACCTGTTTGGTCAGGTATACATTTTAAATTTTTTAAGCCAGTATCAACTCTTATTTGAAATATCAGTTCATCATTTTTATTTATTCCTAAACGATTTGCTAATCCTATTATTTCAGTCTTACTTCTACTACTCATAAAATTATCAATAATCCATTTGTTTTCATTGTCTGCATAATACTTTTTTACGATATTTATTTCTTCTTCAGAATACTTATTATCTCTTTGTATTCCCTTTTTAATAGCTCTAGCTGTTATTGTAAAACTGTTTTTTCCTAAAGCTAATTCCATTTCTTTAAAATTTGTTGATGGATAGTTTTTTAATAAATATTCATCATCTTCTTTTGTCCACCCCATTGTTGTACCATCACTATAATATATTTTAACGTCATCATGTTTATGTAAGTTTAATTTTTTACTTGCATAATCTATTATTTGAGAAATAGTTCTAGTGTTTAAATACTTTTCTTGTAATTCATTGTTACTCATAATTTCATAATATTTATTCAATATATCTATTTCTTCTTGTTGCCATCTTCTATTATCTTCACTTTTATATTTATCATCATATATATTTCTTCTATTGATATTTCTGCAATCTCTACATTGATTTCTGAATCCATCTTTTGATTCTTTTCTGGGTTCAAAATATTCTTTAGACATTGGGAACTCTTGTCCACATTTAGTACATGTTTTAGTTTCCATAATGTAATACCTCCGATTCGTACTTTAATTTATTTTCCGAAATTTATAAAAATAGAAACAGGGAGTTCGGATACTCCTTTTCGATACGGTTTATAACTCCTTATCTAGTTTCTAATATAATAATACCTTATTAGGATATCATTGTCAATAATTTATTGTTTTAATTTGTTAAAAAGTTACTATATGACTACCACATAATATCCATTTTGCATTAAATTTCTTCCCAGCTTCTTCGCAAAATATTCTTGTTTGTTCCCAACATTGTTCTTCTGATTGCCCATTCATATAGTCACTTAAAGTTGTAGAATCATATCTTTTTATTCCATTTTCTTCACATTCAATCAATACTGAAAATATTATATATTTATTATCCATACTTAATCTCCTTTGTCTATTCTAACAATGTTCTATTACCCAATCCAAAATTATTATTATCTTCTTCAAAATCTACTTCTACCACATTATTGATTTCTTCTAAAATCAATCCTTGAGATTTTAAGTAAATTTTAGTTTTTCTTAGTTCTTCTTTTGCTTTTATTAATTCATTATTCATATTATATATAGCATCTTTTTGTTGTGCTATCATATCAGTATAATCTGATTCATTTAACTGTAATTGACTCATTATACTTTGATGACTTATATCTGCTATTTGTCTCATCGATTGTGATGTTTCAATATCATATAAATTAACCTTTGCTTCATCTAATCCAATATCTTGTAATCTCTTCATAATACCAGCCAAAGTTCCCGAACCTTTTGATTTTGTTGTATTAAATTTAGTTGAAATTCCATTATCTTCAGCAGTTTTTAATATAGTAGTCATTAGATTTTTCTTTGTATCAATCAATGATTTAATACTTCCATTGTTTTTTGTTAATTTTTCAACATCTGTAGTATACATTGATATTCCTTCGTTTATTTTATCAATCTGATTAAATCCCTTTACTATTTCTATAATGCTCATTAATAATAAATTATCTTCAAGAACGCTATCATCAAGCATATCTACTAAACGATTGAATAAATATCTTCTATCTTTTTTATTTTCTGTTTCAAAAGGGTCATATCCCAACATAGAAATTACATCATTTTCATTTTGTTTATCTCTATCTGTTGTATTTAACGCTATTTCTTTTTCTTCCTTTTTAACTACTACTGATTTTGAATCAATACTTTCTCCATTTTCATAAGTATATTGTTCATATTGTCCTAATGAATTTATATTCTTCATGTATTTTTGAAAAACTTTAACTTGACTTTCTATATCATCAGATATATCTAATTTTAATCCATCTTTCATACAAACTTCATCTATTGCCGAAGAAAAAGGAGTTTCAAAAAACGGAGCATCAATATACATACAAGTTCTGTATATTCCTACTTGCATATCTCTGCTTTCTTCTATTAAATCTCTACACAAATCCCATAAACATGATTTACAAATATGTATCTTTTTCCTATACCTATTTAGCCTAGAATTAGATTTATAAAATTCAGCTAACACTTTTTCTTTCCCACAACAACTACATTCTATTTTGTCCTTTATGACAGTAGTTTTAGTTGCAGTGCCTTTAGTTGTTTTACTAACTGCCATTTTTTCACTTCCTTTAATTTTTTAAATAATTATTATTCTAATTGCTTACCATGTAGATAAACATTACAAAACAATAAAAAGGACTAGATATATTTCAACCTAATCCTAATAATTTATTTTATTGTCTTTAAATAGTTATCTAATTCTTCTTTTGTTCTAAATTCAACTCTATTTTTCATTAATTCTACTATTATTTCATCTCTGCATTTCATTGCTTCTTCGTATGTATGAAAAGTTTTGAAATATTTCTTTTTATTTAGAACTATCTTACACCTATATGTATTATTATCTTCAATTTTAATATCTTTTCTATTCTTATTAATACCATTTCCTTGTGCATCAGTAATCACTATATTCTCTCTAGTATTATTTAAACCATTACTATTCAAATGGTCTACATACCAATGTTTATATTTAGTATCAATTAGCTCCATCAAATACCTATGTAAAAATATACCTTTTCTTTTCCCATCACATATAATATCACCACTAAAGTATTCTTTAGAATTATTTAAAGCATATCTCCAATTACCTTGTTTAACTAATTCTAAGTCTTCAATTGATATTTTACATCTTTTATTGTTCTTATCATACATCCAATAAAACAAACCATCCTCAGACAACTCAAATGTATTCTTGCATACTATTGGGTTTGTTTTTCTTTTACTTATATTGTTTTCTACTTTACTAACTAAAGTATCTATATAATCTTCAGTTATATTATCTAACATATAATATAAATTTTCATTGTGCCTATAGCCATAATTTCTTTGAATTATTAATAAATCTTTTAAGGCTTCGTCTGTATTATAATATTCGCAAGTATAACTAAATCCATTTACGCTACAAGATATATTATATTTATTATTCTTAAACGATAATCCAGTAATTCCGGTATTATTTAATTTACTAGGCAATAGTTCTTTCATATTATCTTCATGGTCTGACAATGATAACATTTCTATTCTATTATCCATTTTGTTACCACCACAATGATTTACTACAACATTTCTATCTATTGCATTTAGAACCAACCGATTTAATCTTATAGTATTATATATATTATCTTTTGTGAATGTACACACTAAATATCCATTAGATATATACCAACTATGCTTCATTATTTCTTCTGAATTTTTTCCATTAAAATAGAATTCTTTATCATTGCTTGCTATACCAATCCAATATGTACCATCATCAGATAACCTATATGGTCTTAATTTATTGCCCCTTATATCCCAATGACTAAATAAGTGCTCTAAGTTCCCATTTAATACTTGTCCAACTTGTAAATACTTTTTATAATTTATTCCACTATAAGACAATAATAATTTTGTGATGTTATTTTTGTCCTTTAGTGTGTCTTCAACTTTTAAAATATAACTTTCTTTTGTGTCTGTAAAGTAAACTTCAATTTCTTTATTATCTAACCAATCTACTCCACCTTGTTTTGTTTTTGTCAATATTTCTTTATTTACTATAAATCTGTTATTTTTACCCATAATTATAATCATTCCTTTCGTATTTTATGACTTATTTGTTAATTTGCCGATAACAAATAAACCTCTAAAAAAGAAACTGAAAGTCGGCTCTCTCAATTTCTCATATGATTATTTATGAGTTAATTAAGATAACTTTAAGTTACCTTTTTACAAGTTTCATAAAATATTAAAGACTAGAATAAAATAATATTCTAGTCACTTTTATTCTGTATTTTCTACATTAATTTGTTAGATTTTATATAATTTATCTTGTAGTTCATCTCTAAAATCTTCTCTTCCCATAAAATAAGCTTCTTCTAACTTATCACAGATAATTTCGTATGCTAATTCTTTATCATTTTCAGCATATTCTCCAATACTTACTAACATTTCATCTGCTAAAGTTTCAAATAAATCCTCATTAATTTCCTTTTCGTAATCTTCGTCATCATCGTGTAATGTACAATTATCGCAATCTCCATCGCACTCATCTTCTCTCAATGCTTCAACAATTCTTTTAAATTCTTCTTCATTATCTATTAATATTCCGATTTGCCCTTCAAATACATCCGTATCAATACAGTCATATAAACTATCTTGAATAAAAATAACCTCAGAATCTTCATCTGGATATGTATTACCATCTTCATCAAAAACTGTTCCTAAAAAATGTCTAACTCTTCCATCTTCACTACATGTAGTAAATAATGATAATACGTCATTTTCTTTTAATAATTCATCAAAAGAATTACCATCTTGATATTCAAAGTTAGCATTAAATTTATATAATAATTCTTTTGAAACATCATATGCAATAGAACTATCTAGTATTAGATTAGTATTTTGTTCATTTTCTACCGAATCTAGTATTAAACCAATTAACTTATCAATTTTAAATTTATAATCCATTAATTCTTTACCTCACCTTTATACTTGATTTTGTTCAGATATTGTTTGTTGAATTCCTGCAACTGCTTTATTATTAGTGCATGTCATTTCATTTAATTTTAGATTGAATTCTGTATTAGCCATATTAATTAATATATCAATAGCACTTGCACTATCAATTCCAACATTTTTTAGCCCAGTATATTGACCAGCTATTAGAGACACTGATGACAATCCTTTTGCAAATTCTTTTTCGTTTAAACCAAGGTTTTGTATATTTTCAGTATTAACTTCTACATCTTTTGAGTTCATTAGCTGTTCAATTACATCAATCAATTCATCTTTAGATAAAGATTCCAATGATGTATCATCTTCCATATCTTCATTTAATTCATTTTCATTAATATCACACATTTCTCTCACCTATATCCTTCTATATTATTTTATTAATAACATTTAATTCCAAAGCTTCTTCACTCAACATAAACCATTCTAAATCTGTTTCGTATAAGTTTTCTATTTGTTCTCTTGTGATTTTAGTATCTTTAATATAATATTCAACAGATTTATTCCATTGCTTTTTATTATATGCAACCATTCTTTCAGCTTTCACTAATGCCCCATAAGGATTACCACCTTGACTTTGGTGTATCATATATTCAGAATGAGAATATCCATATCTTTTGTCACAGTTGCATAAAATATCGAATGCCATGCTGAAGCACATAGATTGTACTATTCCTGTAATTGTGTATCCTTTAGATTTTAAATAATTCATCATTCCAATAATTGCATTTCCAGACCACACTGAACCACCATAGGAATCAATGATTATTGTGATTTGTTTATTTATATTGTTTGATTTTAAATCATTGTCATTGATCCTACGTAGAAAATGAGTTATTTCTAATGAAGTATCATCATCAATTTGTCCTACTAAATATACTGTTTTATCCCTTAAAGCAGAATTTATCTTTATTTCATTATGTATCGGATTTATTACTTGATATTCTCCCATTACTTTCACCATTAATCCTTTATTTTATTTTTTAACTAATTGATTTGTAAATTTATATCTCTAATATATTCAACACCATCATAGTTAACTACAATCAGTGATTGACTTGCGTGTGTAGTACATTGAACTTTATCAACACTATCACAATCCTCATAATACTGCCATTCTAGTCTAGTTCCATCATCTAATTTTCCACAATAATTTCTTTCACGTCTACAACATCCTCCGATATGAGAAGGAGATTTAATATTATAATATTCTCCTGCTTCTTTTATTGTATTGAATACTTTGTCAGTTGTAATGCAAATTACTCTTTTCGCTTGTGGATGATTTTCTCCCTCCATGTCTAATCTTCTTATTCCATATAAAGGGTGTTTATCACCTACAAATCTTCCTTTTAATGAATTGCTTATTTTATCTTTTGTTTCATCTGTTTTATTTTTCCCAAACCAATAGCTATTTTCTTGAGTATACTTTTTATGTGATTCACTCATCTTATGCCTTATAATTTTAATTTCTTCCTCTGTTTTTCCGTCCATAGTTCCATTGCCACCCATTGAAGCACTTGATATATTATAATAATTATCATCATATACTGCATTATAATTTTTTATAAATTCTTCTTCTAAATGATTTAATTCTTCTTTTGTATAGGTTAATGCCACTATATCACGTACAAAGTTTTCTCGTCCATATTTTTTAATAGCTCTTTTTATTATTACTCCACTACCCAAATAATATTTCCAATCTTTTTTAAATTTATGTTGTCCTATGTATCTTTTTCCATTTATCATGTTTGTTGTTATATAAACAAATCCATAATATTTCTCCATTTCTATATATTCCTTCTTTCTATGAATTTTTTATAATAAAAAGACTCCTATTTAGAAATAGAAGTCAAATCATTTTTAAATTGTTCTGTATTATCAAATACAAATACAGTTTCTTTTTGATTTTCTTTTTTAGGTTTAATATCTACTATAGCATGTCCTTTATGTAAAAGTTGCCTAGCTATAGTTGGATTTATTATGATTTTTGTATTCATATTACACCTCATTAAATTAATTTGTTAAATAAATACTTTATAATTTTCTTGTTTTGTTTCTAAGTCATCTAAATGATAAACTTGAATATTGTTATAATTTATTTTCTCTTCATTATTATATTTTATAATTGTATAGCAATAGTCCTGTGGTGTGTAGCCAAGCTTCCCTATATCAGCGTACTCGTGATTTTTACACAAGCAACCATTTTCAACTACATAAACGCCTTGTCTTCTGCTAACTTTCATTTGACTATACTTATGAGTATGTGCAAATAAAAGTATCTCAAATTCCTCATGTTTATTTAAAAAATGTTCACTTATCTTCTCACACATCTTACCATCAACACCTGAAAAATCTTTTGGATGTGATATTATTATTTTATTATCAATATTAACATACCAATGTGGTATATATGTGACCCCTTGAACACCCTCATATTTTATTTTCTTGTTATCTTCATAAATGGTAAATCCATCTACCAACATTTCTAAAATATTAGGATTGATAAATTTTTGTAAGTCTTTCTCATGCATTTTAGAAATCATCATTTTAAGCCTTTCTTCGTGGTTTCCATTTATTAATACAATTCTTTGACCTTTGTTTAATATCTTTCTGATTTTCTTCATTAAATTATATGAATAGATCAATTCTTCATTAAGACTACTTCTATTTATCTTAGGAAAACTAGAAATGGTTTCACAATCCATAAAATCTCCACCAATAACTAAGGTGTCAATTTCATTCGCATGTTTTGTTATTATCTCTAATAAATCTTCTCTTTCAAAAGGTGCGTGAATATCATTAATAATCATAACTGATTTGTCAAAGTTATCATTTATTTCTTTCTTTTTATATCCTATCCCGAAGTTTTTTGCTATTCCTCTTAAATAACTTTCTCTGACATTGATGTTTAACATATTACATATTACATCTCTAACTTGATTATTAGTTAGTTCATTGGCAATTTTATTTTCGTACATTCTCCAAATATATTCTTCTTTTTCTTCATTTTGTCTTATTTTTAACTTTTCATCATTCATAATAATTTCTCCCTCATTATTATATTCTTATTTAATCTTTTATTTTATTTAGATTATAATTTTACAATTTCAGTATTGTCACAATAAGAACAATAAAAAGCATAACTACCATCAGGTAATATATCATAATCATTGTTAATTACCATTTCATCAATGTTTAACAAATTTCCACATTCCTTATTACTACATTTTCTATCCTTATATTTTTTGTGTTGCTTATTCTTTTTCATTTTAGTTGATTCCCTACCATCGTTTTTCATAACCATCTCATATCTCTCCATCTTATTTTAATTTTTAATTAATTTTAAACATATTAAAAGCTCACAATACCTATGTGAGTTTTATTATATATTTAATTTATTTTCTATTTACATATTGAATATTTTAGTTTATAATATAAATTGAGATAATATTCCATAAACTTATCTGGAATTATTTAAGAATCTGCACCCGTATGGAAAACCACTAATCTTATGCAGTAATAGTTTTGTACTTCAACTATTATATAATCGGCACTATTTGAGGGTTAACTTTAAGTAGTAAAGTCATAGCCTTGTGAAGAATTATTTTGTAGTAGGTTTTGTGGGATATCCATCCACTCTTAAGAAGACAACCTATATCAACTCCTTGTGCCTTTTGAACGTCAATTGTATCGTTCTCACCACTAATACAATGTATTTTTGTCGCACATTGTGAAGCGTAAATTGTATCATAGGTTTTTCTATTTCCTCATAATATGAGTAAGATATCAATGGATCACCTAAAACCATTAGAAGACTTCCACTTACAATTCTATCAATCTCATAAGTATCATCAGCCAATAATATAGAATTATTTCCGAAGAATACACAATTCTATTATCACAAAAACCCTTAGTTTGCAATACTGAGGTATGAAGATTAACTAAGCATATTTCAACTTAGTCTAAACTTCCACTTTAAATAGTTGGTTATCGAATACGAATTCCAACGCTCTTATTCTACACATGGTAGATAAGCAAATAAAACAGTTCTTTTAATGAAAGGTCACGTCTATTTCTAGTACATGCCTTTGTTCACATTTTATTCTTCAGATGGTATATCATTATCCTTTTTAATTGTTACAGTTAGTCCGTCT